GGTCAAATTCTTGTATAGCCATTAATTGTTACCCTCCACCTGTACAGTATCAACACCATTAGAAACTACAATAGATCCAACCAAAATTTCACCATATACTAAATTAACAGGAACTCCAGCCCTTGAAATATTTGTCAGCCCTGTGAAAGAATAGTTTGAAGCCAAAGCTGAAGGGTCTAAACTGTCCTCTCCCGAAGGAGAAAGAGGGTTTTGTTGAGGGGCAAGCATACTTGTAACTCCATCAACAAGCATACTTGTTCCTATACTTGTTAAGGCACTGGTAAGAAGTGTTCCAAGAAATGTACTTCCAAAAGTTGTTGCAGCAATTGCAGAAGAACCAAACAAAGCACCAGCACCGAGCAAGATAGGAAAAAAATTGCCATGAACAAGAGGTATGATTCTTATATCATCTTTTGTATTTAAATTTAGTAAATCTTCTGTAATTACTTTTGTTCCAACTTGAATCGTATATAACTGATCAGCCATGTGTTCTTCAACACCTTTAAAATTACATTTCAAAAAACTTATAGCCTCTCTTGGTGTATTTAGATCAACTTCAAATTCAGATTGACCTAAAAATTTTCTTAAAGTACCATAAACTTTTATTTTTTTAAGCATCTATTTCATCAGGTCTGATTACTGATATTTTATCTGATTTTGGGGAAACGAGGAAAAAAGTTAGATCAATAGCCTTACAACTATACTTATCAGATTCAGAAAACTCTAAAATGTCTTGAGGGTGACTATGAACGATTCCGATAATTTCATCCACGGTATCTTCAATATCCGCCCAATCTAAAGGGTCTATTATAAAAGATTCAGCCTTAAATTCTTTTGCTATGTTTTTACAAGGATAATATTTTTCTTTATTATTTTTTACACCTATAATTCCACATGATTCTTCTGGATCACACTTTTTTGCATGATTTATTGCATCTTGTTTCCAACAATAATCCATCATGTATTTATAAATGTGCCAACACCAGCAAAATCTTTTCTTGTTACTTGTCTTTTTGGTAATTTTAAATTTGCCTGATCTAATGCTCCAACAAGCTCAAATTGAACAATGTTTCTTGTTTCACTTGTTTTTCTATCTATAAAAAATATTTCTTGAGGTAATTCATTGGATGATGGTGTTCCAAATGGATTGTTGTTGCCAGGAAAGTTTGCAGCATCAAGTTCACTTGCATGAGTTGTTATTCTGGTTAACTTTGCATCTGCCAAATCATTATGTGGAGTTGTTAAGTTTACAATTATTAATAAGTCAGTCATCGTTATAACTGAGCCACTTCTAGTAATTCCACCTAAGTTTGCAATTGTTAGCGTGGGTCTTGGAACTTGACCTCTACCTGTAAACTCAGCACCCTCAAATGAAACTGGAACTCTTTGATAAGAATTGCCCTGCCAAATTATTTCTGCATTTGAGTTCATGTTAGATCCAGCATGAAATCTAAATAATGTGGGAACATTAGATGGATTTCCTGTTGCATAATGTAAACCTTCCACAAGTTCAAGAACAAACAATTCAATCCTTGCACTAGGGTTAAGTTTTTGTAGTTCAGATACTGGTATTGCCATTATGGTTCTGCGACTTGTTCAAAAGTTAAATTCATAGTAACCCTATTACTCAAGATTGCAGTTCTACTTCGTCTTGTGCATATAAATTTTAATGCTGAAGAGTGATGCGGTGGTGTGAAATCAAAGTTTTCCTGATCATCAAATCTGGCATCTAAAAAAGTGTCTATCGTATCAGCATCTGTGGTTGAAACATTAAAGGTTAAATTCAAAGTAATTAATCTTTTATTTGCTGGCAACCCTTGAACTAATCTTTGTTCATAGCCATCACCTAATTTGATTCTTAAACTATCTTGTTTGACAGTTTCCTGTGTTGAATATTGTGGGCTAATGCTTGGAAAAGTTGCCATTATGCTAATAATCCTCCAGCACGTTTTTGTTTGATAAGTTCTGCTTGTATTGCAACTGCAATTTGCTGTCCTAACTCATTACCTCCAGTTGATGAGCCACTTACAGCAGTTCCAGAGGCATCAACTGAAACATTAATGATATTTGTAACGCTGTCACCACCACCAACAAGTTTACTATTAGGAATAATAGTTCCAGCAGAATTGGGAACAAAAAGTTCTGGGCCTTTTTCACCAACAAGTGAGGGGCGGCCTACTGGCGGTCTGCCACCGTTCGCAAAACCAATACCACCACCTAATAAACCTGATTGGAAAGGTATGAGTCCTTTATCCATGCCACCACCAAAAAGACCTCCAAATCCTCCTCCTCCTCCTCTTCCACCAAATATTCCACCAAGTGCCTTACCAAAGAAATTACCAATTCCAGAAACTGCACGTTGCATTGCAAGTTCTACAAGCTGCCTTTTAAGATTATTCAATACACCAGTTGCAGCTTCAGCTAATGATTTAGTTCCCATAACAGCATCAGTCAGCCCAGAAACAATACCTGATTCTATGCCTTGCCCTATTTCCATAAATTTATCTTTCAACTCGTCTGCTTCAGTCTTCACATTAAATAATGAATCAGCAATATTATCTGATCCAAAACTAATCTCATCCATAAGAAAACTTGTCTCCCCTAAACTTGTATTAAATAAATCTGATATTGCAATATTATTTTCTATAGCTGTTGTTGTTGAATTTGTTTTATTCTCTAGGTTTGTAATTGGTTGCTCTGTTTTCTTCAGGTTTTTATTTAATTTATTGGCACTGTCCGATGACTCATTTAAATTTTCAGTAATTTTTTCTGTTTTTTCATCTTTTTGGTTAAGGAACTCAAGTTCTTTTGTCTCTAAAGCCTCTTTTATTTTTCTTGCTTTTATTTCTTCAAATAGCTCTTTTTCTCTTTTGCTTTCTTTTGAAAAGGGCAAAATAAATCTTTTACCTGTTTCTTGCTTAACTTGCGCTCTTGCCTCTCCTCTTGATTCCATAGCGATATTTGCCAAGTTCAATCTGCCGACTTTGTTTGCCTGACCAACCCTTTCAACAAGTTTTGTAATTTGTCCAACCGCACTTATTGCAAGATTAAGAACAGTTTTTATTTCATCTCCAAGCTCATCACCAACAGTTCTTGCGAGAGTTTCTATAGTATCGACTAATGTGCTTAACCTTCCATTCAACGTGTCAGCCTGGGCTGTAGCACCACCAAAAAAAGCACCCCCTTCATCTGTAAGATTTATAAATGCTTGATTGACAAGATCAGCACCAATTTTTCCTTTACGCATTGCAGATTCAAATTCCTCGCCTTGCAATCCTGTTATTCGTTTTAGTTCTGTTGTTATATCAACTCCTCTTTCTAATAACTGTAAATTTTCCTCTTGTTGCAATTTACCTTTAGCTCTTATTTGTCCAAAGGCAGTGGCGATACCAGATAAATCTGCTCCAGTTGCACCAGCAATATCAGAAAGTCTTTTTACACTGTCAGCAAGTTCATCTGTTTCAAAACCAAAAGCTTTCAATCTTTTTGACTGTTCAATTAGTTCGCTACTTGTAAATGGAGTTACAGAACCAAAGTCCTGTAATTCTTTAATAATTTTATTTGTTTTTTCTAATGAACCTGTTAATACTTCTAAACTCTTTCTCTGAGTTTCTAGTTCTGCTGTTTTAACAAAAACAAACTTTGCTGTCTGTATAACAGCAAAAGCAGCAGCTAATTTTTTTAAAGTACCAACTAAAGTATTGACATTTGATGATGCTTTTTTACCAGAATTACCAAATTTATCAAAAGACTTCTTACCTTCATCTAATCTATTTTTTAATTTATTTGTATTTTGACTTAAAGTTTTGGTTTGTTCATTAACCCTTTTTAAAGGATTGATGGCATTTTGTGCATCAACTATTAATCTGACTGTTGACTGTGCCACAAATAAAAATAACCTTTATTATATATTACCTTGATTTGGCTTTTTGTCGTTGCATTTCTTTTTGCTCTCTTTCAATCTTTATTTGATAGTAAGCAGCCCAATAGATCAACTCTTCTTGAGTAATCAAGGTTCTTAGTTCATATAATGTTTTACCAAGTTCTGTTGCTAGGAAAAATTCAAAGTTTAACCAATTATCCCCTTTTATTCGTTTTTTGCTTTTGAGATATCAACCTCAATATCCATCATAAATAATTCAATATCATTCAAAACTTTCTCAGGAATTTGTCTTTGAAGCATAGGTGCATCTGACATATCAAAGGCTGGAGTGCCATCTTCCTTTTGTGCTACTTTACATAAAAGTTGTGTTGAGATAGTCAAAGCCTCATCTGTACCAGCGAGTTGTTGGGCTTTCTGTCTATCAAATCTTGTTATGGGTGGAAAATATAAAGTTGTTAAAATTTTGCCTGATGAATCTTTAAGATCATATTTGCGTCTAGCAGACATCTCATCTTTGAATCCTCCAATGATAAGGTCTGCTGTTCTTTCTGTAGGCATAAATTAATTAAATAGCTGAGGTTATAGTACCGCTTGGTTTAAATGTGATGCTAATAGTGTTTACATCACCTATTGATGAACTTTGTTCAAAGCTTGTTATAAGGCCACTAAAGCTAATTTTTGCAGAGCCACTTGCACTGTCAGGGAAAAGTTCAAAAGCTGCTGTTCCAGCATCACCTGTTGTTAATACTCCATCAACAAAAGTTGCAGTTTCACCAGATGCTGCATTGTCATAAACTAACTCAGCAGAACCCTCGCCTTCGATTAAACCACCAATAAATTTTTTAAAAGTGTCACCTTGTACAGTCGTTTCTTGAGTTTCTTTTGTGATACTCATAGTCCATGATCTTGTACCTAATACAGGATTGACTGATGATCCAGCATCATCAAACTTAACCTGTCCAACATCGCCTTTTACAGCAGCCATAACAATAAAAAGAAAGATTTATAAATATATTAACTCTTTTCTGACTTTTTTACAGCCTTTTTTGCTGCTTGTTGTTTTTCCATATATCTTCTACATTGGTTATCCCAATACTGAGGCTCTCTTCTTCCCTTAACGGCTTCGATGACATCAAGCATTTCTTCTGTAATTTCAATCATTAAAGATCCTCATAAATATTAAATGTAATTCTTATTTGTGTTTGAAACTTACCTTCTGGACTTGATGTAAGTATTTCAGGCCCAACTGGAGAATCAAAAATTACATTGGAAACTGTGACCCTATTGTATAAGTCTCTGATTCTTTTGCCAATCGTGTAGTTTGACCCTGCCCCAATTCCTTCTTCTGTAAAAATATTTAAAACTACAAGGCCAACAATGTTATTAAAAGCATTTGTTGTATCTCCTTGAGTCAAATATTGATTAGCTCCAAAACTTGTTAAACATTGAACAAAAGTGTCCTCTGTTGTGGAATCAAATGCCATGTTGTTAAACACGACAGGTATTGCTGGACTTGAAGCAAGTTCTGTTGCCAATCTCGCCTCAATTGTGGATCTGACTGTGTTTAAATCAATTGCTGCCATTATGACCTCCTAAATTCATCTCTAATAAATTGTTCTAGTTGCTTTGCAACAAGTTCTGGATAGCCTTTAATTGTATTTTGACGAGTTCTATATCTTCCACCCCAACTTGGAGGTAAGTTAGTTCCATAAGCAACTGGTTCTGCATATTCCACATTTGTAAAAACTTCTCCTTCAAATTTGTCAATTTTTGTTTGCCATGACTCTCGAAGCTGGCCACCAGTTCCACGGTCTAACAAAGCTCTTTTAAAGGGAACTACTTTACCACTTGGCAACGTAAAAAAATCTGGTATGGAATCTAAATCAGGATAGTTATCTAAGGAAAAAACAGGTGTAAATTCTTTTAAATCTTTTGTTGCCTTTAATGTTGCTTTTTTAACAACCTTTTGTACTTTTTCACCAAAGTGATTTCCGATATCAGTCAAATTTATTTCTCTGGCCATAGTTACCTCAAGATAAGATCAAAACTTACTGCTGTATTATTTTGTTCATTCGTTACAACTTGTATAATTTTAAATTCAACGCTGCTTATAACAACCCTATCTCTTGTAGTTGGTACAAAGGTCAAATCCCCTGCTGATATTGTCAGCCTTTTGTCCTGGGATTCAATCAGATCATTTACCTCAGATCTGTTTACATTTGTTAACGCACCTTTGACGGTAGTATCAGATGTGGATTCTGAAATAGCTCCAGTGGTCGTGTTATAACTGCCAGCAGTTACCTGTCTGATAGTCACATCACCTCCAAGTTTGCTTAGAGTTTTTGAT